TAAAAACCTCCATCGCTTGGAGCGCCAGCTGAAAGAGTACGACCGAAACCGAAAGGAGGCTGGATTCTATGAGTGAAAACGAGACCGCCACAAACCGCGCTGTTTCGCCACTGAACGGCCAGCCGATCCCGGTGGGACATCCTTTCGTTGCGGGGGACTTGCGTGCCGTAGAGGCCCAGAAAAAGGCCGTGGCGGCGCGAAATAAACGGAAAACGCTCCGCGAGGAGCTTCTCGCACTTTTGAGCGGCGATATTACAGACAAAAAGGGCCGGACTGTTCAGGCCCAAACGGCCATGAGCAATGCCATCCTGAAAGAGGCTTTGTCCGGTAATACCAAGGCGTTTGAAGTCATCCGAGATACCATTGGCGAAAAGCCCGTGGACAAGGTTATGGTTGCCGATGTCGAGCAGAGTGTAATCGATGAGGTAGAGAAGGCGGTGCTGGATGGACAGGAAAACGGCTGTTGATTTCCTTCTGAACCGTCCTGCCGATTATGCGAAGATGCTGGGCTTTACAAAGCTCGGCTCTTTGCATAACAGCTGGATCATTGATATGGTTCGTGGCAAAGAGGACAAAACGCTTCAGGCCAGCCGTGGCACTTACAAGACCACTTGTGTGTCTATTGCGCTCTCTCTGATTTGCTTGCTCTTGCCGAACAAGCGAACGATGTTCATGCGAAAAACCGACAGCGATGTCAAGGAGGTCATAAAGCAGGTTCAGAAAATACTTGCTGATCCGCACACACAATATTTGGCTAACTGTATTTACGGTGTGAATCTCGGATTGACCGTCCAATCGGCAACGGAGGTCAACACCAACCTCTCCTCGGACAACCGAGGCACAAGCCAGCTGATCGGAATCGGTACTGGCGCGTCCATTACGGGTAAGCACTTCGACCGAATCTTCACGGACGATATAGTCAACGTTCAGGATCGTGTCAGCAAGGCTGAACGGGACAGGACGAAAACCATCTATCAGGAGTTGCAGAACATCAAGAATCGCGATGGCCGGATTTTCAACACAGGCACACCGTGGCATCGCGAGGACGCTTTTACCATCATGCCGGATTCGGTGAAGTTCAATTGCTATCACCCGGAAATCAAAAAGATCATCTCGGACGAGGAATTGGAGTCTATCCGAAAGTCGATGTCTCCGTCTCTGTTTGCGGCTAACTATGAGCTACAACATATCGCAGTCGAAAACGCGCTCTTTGATACTTCTCCTGAGTTTTTCACCGACAAGTCGTTCCTCCGGGACGGCATCGCGCACATCGATGCGGCGTATGGCGGCGAGGACTGGACGGCTTTCACTTGCGGCAAGCGTATCGGGGACAAGCTCTATATGTACGGTCGAATGTGGCAAAGGCATGTGGACACGGTTCTCGATACTGCGCTGGAAGAAGCCGAAGCGATGATGTGCGCTCCGATCTATTGTGAAAGCAATGCGGACAAGGGCTTCCTGATGAAGGAAATCCGGAGAAAGAAGCCGAACATGCCTGTGCGGCTCTATCACGAGAAGGAGAACAAATACCAGAAGATCAGCGAGTATCTCCGAAAGTGGTGGCCGAACATCGTCTGGTTGGATTCAACCGATAAGGAGTATCTCGCTCAAATCATGGACTATACGGAAGACGCTGAACACGATGACGCTCCGGACAGCGCGGCTTGTGTAGCACGGCACTTTGACCGCAGAAGCGGCGAAGAATACAAATCACCATTCGAGCAAAGGAGAGTGCGGTATGATTAAAATCAGGACGTTGGAAGTAGCAGGAATCGGCCCAGCTATCCATGCGATGCGGAATCCGTATGACAGCTGGGCCAAGAGCGACACTCACCAAGGCTACATTGGGGAGAAAGACCGAGAGCTTTCTGAGTGGCTCAGTAATGCCGGGACGGAGCATTGCAAGCATCTCCGGTTGATCGAGGTGTGGGCAGAGATCGAAGCTCCTTTGTACTGGTGGAAAGAGTTTGATACTTATAGGGCTGGCGTGGAAAAGTTGTCTTGTAGCACAATGCACACAATCACGAAGAGCAAGTTCACGAAAGAAATGTTTACAAACGAAGTAGATGATTCGATCATCAACTGGCTGGAAGTAGAGCGCGGATTCTTCCTCTCTGCTGACACAGAGCAGAAAAAGCAGATTTACTGGCGGCGAATTATTGAGAATCTGCCGAGTGGATTCATTCAGCGCAGAACGGTCATGATGAGCTATGCGGCGCTCCGGCAGATCTGCAAACAGCGCAAGGGACACAAGCTGACTGAGTGGCATGTGTTCCGAGACTGGGCGTTTGGGCTTCCGGAGGGCTGGCTGATTGGCGAAAAAGACAAAACCGAAAAAGAGGTGAACGAGGATGCTTAAAACATATCAGGACTTTCTCGAAGCAACGGACAAGGTCAAGTTTCTCCAGACTGCCATCGCGGAATATCGGCAGAGCGATGACTTCAAGTTTGCGCTTGAGGCCGATGAGTATTACAAACAGCGCAACACGGCGATTCTCGAGAGCGTAAAGCGCTTGTATAGTATTACGGGTGCGGCAGTTCCGGATTTCACAGCGACAAATATCCAGATGTGTTCTAACTTCCTGCATCGCTTGATCGTACAGCGGCTCACTTACTCACTCGGCAACGGGATCGACTTTGCAAACGATGCGAAGAAGTCGGAAAGTACGGACGAAAACTCTGAAAGCACCGAACGGGAGCTTACCACCAAGGAGCGTTTGGGCTTTGAGTTCGACACCTTTGTCTTCAAAACCGCCAAGGAAGCACTCAAGCACGGTGTGTCTTATGGATTTTGGAACAATGACCGAGGACATTGCTTTCCGATGACGGAGTTTATGCCTTTATTCGATGAGTACGATGGCACTCTCAAGGCTGGCGCTCGGTTCTGGTCGGTAGATTGGGACAAAAAGCCTGTGACAGTTGTCTTCTATGAGGAGGATGGCTACACGACTTATAGAACCAAGCCGAACAGGATCGGTCTTGACTTGGAAGAAATCGAGCCGAAGAGGGCTTATATCCAGATCATCCAGCACAGCGAAGCAGACGGCGATGTTGTGATCGGTGAGACGAATTACGGCAACCTTCCGGTTTTCCCGATGTACGGAAACAGCATGCACACTTCTGCGCTGTCTGGAATCAAATCTATGATTGACGCTTACGATATGATCAATTCCGGTCTGGCCAACTCGGTCAACGATTGCGCTCAGATTTACTGGATTATCGGAAACGCCAATGGCATGACGGACGAGGAAACCATCAAGTTCCGCGACAAGCTAAAATTCCTCCACATTGCTGTTGCGGACACAGAGAATAGCAGTGTCACTCCTTTCGTGCAGGAAGTTCCGGTCAACTCGCACAAGGAATGCCTTTCCGAGTTGAAATCTCTGATTTATGAGAGCTTTGGAGCGCTGGATGTACACACCGTGGCGGCTGGTGCTACAAATGACCACATCGATGCGGCTTACCAGCCAATGGACGAGGAAGCGGACGATTTCGAGTTTGAGATCATTCAGTTTGTGCGGCAGATACTCAAGCTGATCGGTGTTGACGATATGCCCGTCTTTAAAAGGAACCGAATTAGTAACCAAATGGAACAAGTTCAAATGGTGGTCATGGAGGCTCAATGGCTGGATGACGAAACTATCCTGTCCAAGCTTCCGAACGTAACGGTCGATGAAGTCAAGAGTATCCTCGAAAAGAAGTCGATCGAAGAAGGTGCGCGGTTCGAGGACGGATATAGCGATGAAACCGAGAATTTGATTTAAGGCCGTTTTTAGGGCTTCTGGCGCGTTTGTATAGCCGAACGATAAAACTATCGACCGAAGCGGCAAAACGCGCCAGAGGGCCGTTTCTGTTGAAAATACGGCTATTCTGAACGAGAGTGGGTGATTGCTGGTGGCAAAGACGGTCATCGCGGATGCGGCGAACAAGGCAACCGACCAAACGGTGGACGCAATCGAGAAAAAGATCAAGACAGTTTACAGACGCGCTTACAACGAGATGCGGCAGACAATCATCGATTTCAAAGAGGCCCACAAGGTGAAGTCGGAAGCCAAACTCGCGAAGGTTGCAAGCGGCGAAATGACGCAGGAAGAGTACAACAAGTGGGAAGCCGGACAGCAATTCCAAGGTAAGCTCTGGGAAGAAAAGAAAGCCCACTTGCTGGACGTGGTTAATAGCGCCAACAAAAAAGCTGTCGATATTGTGAACGGCGAGACGAAGAATGTGTTCGTTACGAATGCCAACTATCAAGGTTATGAGTTGGAAAAGGAACTCGGCGCGTCTGTTAGCTTTTCCATGTACGATTCCAACACGGTGGCTCGGCTGATCAAGGACGATCCAAAGCTCCTGCCGCAGAAAAAGGTCAACGACAAAAAGGACAAGGCTTGGAACGAGAAAAAGGTCAACAGTGCAATCACACAGGGCATCCTTCAGGGCCGGACTATTCCAGAGATCGCAGATTCGCTTTCGACCGCTGTGTCCGACCAGAACGAGGCGGCGATGGTGCGAACGGCCCGGACGGCAATGACCAGCGCTGAAAACGCTGGACGGCTGGAGGGGATGAAACAGGCCGAGGAATCTGGCATCCAGATGAAAAAGCAGTGGTTGGCGGCAAACGATGACCGTGTGCGCGAAACCCATGCGGCTCTGGACGGGCAGATCGTTGATGTGGACGAGCCGTTCCGGGTGGACGGTATGGAAATCATGTATCCGGGCGATCCGAGCGCAGACCCGTCTTTGGTATATAACTGCCGTTGCACTTTGAAGTATATCTATCCGAAGTTCAGCAAGCCCGGATCGAAGGACTATTATCTCGACAAGGACGGCAACCATCACCCAGTCACCGACACGACATTCAAAGAATGGGTTGCGCTCAAGGAGCAACAGCAAGCGGACGAGGAACACCATGCCGAGCTTGCGGATCAGTATGAGACGGCGGCGCTGGATGATGTCCTTGGCGTTATGGATATGGATTCTTTTGACCAAGATCAGCTTCTGGACGCGATTGGCGATATTGCGAAAGAACACGGCATGGAGGATTACGAGGTCTGGGATCAGTATTTGTCCGGGACGGAACTTTCGCACGAAGAGAAAAAAGAAGTTGATATGATCCTCGACAAGTACAGCGAACACAAACAGCAATTGGAAGAGGAAAAGAAAAAGGCCGAGGAAGAGGCCGCAAAGAAGGCAGAAGAGGAAGCTAAGAAAGCGGCAGAGGAAGCGGCGAAAAAAGCAGAGGAAGAAGCCAAGAAGGCCGCAGAAGAAGAGGCTAAGAAAAAAGCTGAAGAGGAAGCTCAGAAGAAAGCCGAGGAGGAGGCCAAGCAGAAAGCTGAAGAAGAAGCAAAAAAGAAAGCCGAAGAAGAAGCGGCGGCGAAGGCGGCAGAGGAAGCAAAAAAAGAAAAAGAAGAAAAAGTCGTAACACACGATGATATAGTCTCTGAATATCTCGAGGTGGACGATGGAACTGGCAATTATAATCAAATGACATTTATTGATACAATGGACATGCTTGATAGCTTGGGGGAAGATGCAGAGGATTTTAAGAAGTTACTTGATGAATATAGCAATACGCATCCAGATGTCTTTGGAATGCAGGACGCTTTCGAGAAATACTTGGATGGCACAATGGATGCGGACACGAAAAAATCAATTGATGAGCTAATTTTGAAAAATGTTGATCCGAGCGTCAAACTGGCCGAAGAAGAAGCGGCTGAAGAGTTGACGCACAGCGATTTGGTCGATAAATTCTCAGTGACTTGGTCAAAAATGACCGACATGATAGAAGGTGAGGTCGGCTATTCTGGCGATTTTGAGGATGTTCTGTCTGAATATGCTGACGCGCATTCGATGGGGACTGCTTCTGCTTGGAAGGCTTACAAAAACGGTCTTATGGACGAGGGTACAGAGAAAAAGATCGACCAGATGATTGCGGATACTTTTGGCTTGAAAATCAAAGGAGCAGAATCGCAAGCATCAGTGCCAGAAGTTGTTGAAATCTTTAATCCAGTAAAAGAAAAAGCCAAGTCGATGAATGAGTGGGAAGTGACTTCTCAGCTTTACGATAAAAAAGAAAAAGATGCAGTGCATGAGTGGCAGGAATTAAAAAGCGCTTATTACAATGAACACGGCTATATGGGAAAGAATTTCTTTGATGCCTATAAAGATGGCGAACTGGATGAAGAAACCACAAAAAAGATTGATGGTTTTATTGAAAAGACGATTACCAAAACGAGCGATGATAAGGTACACTTGGAAGCGTATGAAGCCGTTCACGACAAGGGAATCACCGAGTTCAAAAAAGAGCTTGCGTCTGTCAACAACAAGCTGTCAACCGATTTCGGTAAAGAACTGAAATCGATTGGTGATGAGCTTGGCGTAAAACCAAAGGATGTCTTTGAGGCTTATAAAAACGACAACCTTTCTCCGGAACAGACAGAAAAGCTGGATGGCTATCTCAAGACTTACTTTGAGAAAAAGAACGCTGGCGAAACGCACACCGTTAAGCACAAAGAAAAGACACCAGTGCCGGAAGCTCCAAAAGTCAGTGATGCGGAATTGCACAAAACCTTCTCCGGTATTTGGAAGGATGATGTGACATATGCAGACTATGAAGACAAGAAAGACAAGATCGATGCCAAAAAGCTCTATTTCGAGGATCAGATCGAGCAAGCGAAAAATAGCGGAGACAGTGCAAAACAATCTAAGTTTGAGGGGCTTCTTGCTGACTTGGAGGAGTTCGAGAAGCACGGCAAAGAATACTCCGCACTGTTGGCCCAAGAAAGCGCCTCACAGGCCGCTTATGGCGCTCAGTCGGGTACAACTACCATCGCCAGCGGAGGCGGCTTAAAACCGCTCACAGCGGCAGAGAAAAAGGCCGCGAAATCGTACAGAGATAAACGCGAAGCGGATAAAGCCCATCGTGCTTATCTTGATAAAATATGGCCAACATTGACCGATGAGCAAAAGTACGGCATATGGGAGTATACTCGAAACTCAAACCCGATGAATAAGTCGCTGTCCGGCTATCACGACAGTTGGAGCAGAAGAAATTTCGTCGGAATGGATAAAACCGTATGGGGACACGAGGATTCTTGGCGTACAATCGACGCGAGGGATTTTAGGAAGTTTGCCGTTGACGGACATGTTTCTTATCACAAGGCGATTACTGCGGCAACACAGGCAATCGAAAAAAGTATTCTTCCGGAGAGTTGCTGGCTCGTTCGTGGTTCTGACACTGGCGGCTTGGCTGGCCTGCTGGAGAGCCAGCTGATTTCGTTTGATCGGGCAAGTCAATTGCTTAATTCGTCTTCCGCTTCGAGTTTTGAGCAGTTGAAAAGTATTATTATGAACCAGACGTTTACAAACCATGCGTTCACATCGACTGGTATTGCTACTGGCACAGGCTTTGGTGGCGATGTTAAATATAAAATTCTTGCTCCGAAAGGAACAAAGGCTATTTACGCTGAGCCACAGAGCTATTATGGCAACACAAGTTCTGGCGGACTTTATAAGGCCGGACAAAGTTATAGTAGCGTTGGTGGCGAAGCGGAAATCATTCTCCAGCGAGGGACAACTTTCAGAGTTTCAAATTTCACCAAGAATGGGAGTAGCTATGAAATAGAACTTGAAGTTGTGGAACAGCCGAGCTATTTTAAGAACGGCGATGAGGATACTTACAACAACGGTCGCACTCGCCACAAGAAGTAAGAGGAGGAATCTTAAATGCCGAATATCGATGAATTTGACATGCACGGTCAATGGGCGAATCCGAACACAATCGAATGCACGGATTGTATTTACCGGGATGTGGAAACTATCAAGCTGGACGGGAAAGAAATCCCGATCGGCGCGACCCGGTGCTTCTGTGACATGTATCCTGAAGGGGTTGAAATGAAGCCGACCGGGATTACGCTTCGCGGAGAGCATTGCGAGTTTTTTGAAAGAGAGGAGTAATCGGCGTGGCACAGGTCATCAGCAATCTTCCGAAAATTGAGAAAGAATTGGAAAAGGCGCTCATGACGGCTGGCGAGATTATTGGTGGTCTTGCTGAAAGCTATGCAAAACAATCTCTGACGGATAGTGGCGCTGTGGATACAGGCCGTCTCCGTAACTCCGTGGCACATGGGATGGCTGGCGGTAAACTGAGCGTAAACGAATACACAGACAAAAGCGGAAACGTTGTCGGTGATTATGGCGGCGGTGATATTCCGAAGGACGCAACCGGGAAAAAGTATGTTGTGGTCGTTGGGAGCAACGTTTCTTATGCCAGCTTCATTGAGCTTGGGACGAAAAAAATGTCCGAGCGTCCGTATCTCAGGCCGTCAATCGAAAACCACAAAGAGGATTACAAGGAAGTCTTGAAGGAAATCCTGAAAGGATAAGAAAAAAGCCTCTCCGGCTGGAGGGGCCTTTTTTATTCAAAAATCATCTTCCAAATTTCATCCCATTCAGCTTTGCGCTTTTCGGCTTCTTCTCTTGTTTCTAAATGCGGCGGCGGTGGTGGATTGTCGAGCATATTGTCTATGTTTTTCTGCGCTTCTTTGTGTTGCCTCCAAACCTCCTCGCCCATCGCGTTTCCGCGCTTGTTGTTTTCGTAAGTCGTGTAAGTCTGGCCGCGATACTCGTATGTTCTATAAACCCATCCAGCGTTGTAACCTTTGCCGTAATCGGTGCGGAGCCATTTAGCTTTCATGGCTTTTGCCTTCCTCCTTCTTATTTCCCAATATTGCGGTTGAGGTAAATCTGCATAAGCTGGTTTTTGTTTTGCAGGGCAAGCCAGCCTTTCCAGCGCTTATTGATGCTTTCCTTGGTGTCGCGATCTCCCATCTTTTTGTACATATCGTTCAGGATTGCCCAGATCAGGTAGTTCTTAGTCATTGCGGTGTCCTCCTTGTTTGCTTCAGCTTGGTTTCCCTTGCTGTGGTTATATAATAGATCTTCTTCCGTAAGAAGTCAACAGGTTTTGCAGGATAAATTTGCCTCTTTACAAAAAAACACAGCCGTGATAGAATTACCACAAAGGTGAAAGAACACACCTTTCATTACACTTGCTGGAAGAAGTCAGCACAAAGAAATGGAGAGTGTAAAAAATGGCTGTAACTCGTTCCTTACTGAAGAGCATGGGGCTTACCGATGAACAGGTGGCAACCATCATTGACGCGCATACTGAAACGGTTGAGGGCTTGAAAGCTGACAGGGACAAATTCAAGGCCGATTCCGAAAAGCTCACGAAGGTTCAGGCCGAGCTTGACAACCTCAAGGGCGGCGAGGACTGGAAGGGCAAGTATGAGTCGAAAGAGAAGGAGCTAAAGGACTACAAGGCATCTGTGGAAGCCAAGGAAAAGGAATCCGCAGTCAAGGCCGCTTATCGTGAACTGCTTGTCGGAGAGCATGTTGGCGAGAGGCAACTCGATGCTGTTCTTGGAGTGACCGACTTCAAGGATATGAAGCTGGACAAGGACGGAAAGCTGGAAAATGCTGATGCTTTGAAAGAAGCAATCAAGCAGAAGTGGGGCGGCTTTATCACCAACGAGACACACAAAGGCGCTCCCGTTCCTACACCTCCCGCTGTCAATCCAAGCGGTGCAAACAGCCGTGCCGCAGAATTGGCGAAGCGATTTCATGAACAGCGTTATGGCGCGACTCCGACACCCACTCCGAATCCGCAAACTTAAAAAAGGAGATGAAAACACATGAGCTTTAATGCCAATGATACTGGTCGTGGCTTTGAGGCTGGCTATTTCCTTGTGGACAACGAGGATTGCACTCGGCTGACCAAGACCATTCCTGCCAACCATGCACAGGTTGTAACCCGCGCCGATGGCACTAAGATTGTTCCTGCTGGCGCTATCTTCCCGGCAAATGGCTCTACTGCTGTAGGTATTGTCTATGAGGATGTAGACGTGACCACTGGCGCTATGCCCGGTTCTGTTGTGACTCGTGGCCATGTTTATAAGAATCTGCTTCCTGCGGCTCCTGTAGCGGACGCTGTAACTGCCATGAAAGAAATCACTTTTGTGAATACTGTTCCGGCTATTACTCGTCCCGTTTTTGAAGCAACCTGATGAAAGGATGATGAAAAATGCTGTTTAAAAACAATATTCTCGGCTTCATCCCGGAACAGGACTGGCTGACTGTCGGTTTTGACGTGACTCGTCCGAACGACCCCATTGATGGGCTGTTTGGTGACGAGCGCACGGACAACCTTGTTGCCTATTGGCAGTCTATTGCGGCTGAATATCAGATTCCCGTGATGGCCCAGTTCCACGGTTTTGACACCGAGGCTCAGAAGACTTTCCGCATTCCCGTTGATACCAAGAGCATCGAAAAGGGCCTGATCAAGGTCAAGATCAACCAGTCTGAGCGTCTGCGCGAACTGAAGCACTCCGGTGTTCAGGGCGATCAGGCCATTTACGATTACGTCATGAATGACGGTCTGCGGCTGGCCGATCAGGTCGTTACTCGCACCAAGGTTGCGAAGAACGAGCTTATGTCCACTGGCAAGGTTACGATCAAGGAGAACGATCTCGACCTGACCGTTGATTACGGTGTCCCGAACGCCCACCTGAGTCTGACTCTGGATTTCGGCGCTGGCGCTCAGAGCGACATTCCGACTCAGCTTCAGACGATCGTTGATAATGCGGCTAATGAAGGCATTACTATCACTGGCATCGTTCTGCCTCGCGCCGTCCTGACCAAGCTCCGTGGCAATCTGGCGATCCAGAAGGCTATCAACGGTGCGCTTGGTGCGGAAGCGCTGGTGCGGCGCACGGCTCTGGATGCGTATCTGTCTGAGGAGTTTGGTATTAACACCGTTATTACCAACGACCTGACTTACGCCACTCCCAACGGCTTTGATTCCAATGGCCGTCCGCTGGTTGCTCAGCATCGTTACTTCCCTTATAACAAGGTCAGCTTCTTCGCCACCAATCCCAACGGTCGCATTGGTACTGGCCTGTGGGGCGATCCTCCCGAACTGGATGCGGCTAACGCCTTTGGTTCTGTTGGCGCTTCTGCGGCTTCTCCGTTCGTCTATGTCAGCCAGTGGGCCGAGAACGATCCTGCCGCGCTGTGGACTAGGCTTCCGCTCTGTTCATGCCTGTGCTTTATAATCCTCAGTCTCTGTATGTCGCGTCCGTGACTGAGACTCCCGGCGGTTGATGAAATATAAGGCGCTGGTAGACTTCGCTGATCTTCAAGACGGAAAGCGGCTCTATCACGAGGGTGAAACATTCCCTCGTGATGGGCTTTCCGTCAGTGAGAAGAGACTTGCCGAATTGTCCGGGAGCGACAACCGGATGGGCTTTCCTCTGATCGGGAAGGTTGAAGAACCGACCGTTGAAGAAAGCGAAGCTCCTGCTCCTGCCGAACAGAAAACTTCCCGGAAGAGAGGGAAAAAGGATGCTTCAACAGGTCTGTGATTTTGTCCATAACTACTTCATCCTCGAAGAACACAGAGGGAAGTTCTCTGTGGCCAACGGCACGATTGTGCTTCCTTTCCTTCTGGATGGACAGCGCTTTCGTATTAGAGGCTCTGCTCTGAATGATGGGATTTACACCTATCACACAGACGGGACAGTCTTCGATGATGATAATTCGGAAGCTGTCGAGCTTGGGACGGAAACTTTCAGCGGAACTATTGACGCGATGGGAATTCCTAGGCATTTCGATAAGCTCGTTCAGGAGATTTCCGAGTGGCAGACAAAGAATCAGGCCGTTCTTGAAAGCCCATATACTTCCGAGTCCTTTGGAGGGTACAGCTACACAAAAGCGACCGGAAGCGGCGCGAATTCAGGCGGCTTGCTCTCATGGCAGGACATGTTCCGTGGCAAACTAAACGCTTATCGGAAGATCGCTTGAGGAGGTTGTACCATGTCGCTGATTGACGTAATGAAGGAAGAGTGCGTGATGCTCGACAAGCGCACAGTGCCGGACGGCATGGGTGGCTTTGTCCCGGAATGGGTTGATGGCGCTCCTTTCATGGCGGCGATCATCAAAGACAACACTCTCGCGGCGAGAGTTGCCGAAAAGCAAGGCGTAACGGAGCTTTATACTATAACGGTGGACAAAGGGCTGGAGCTTGATTTCCATGATGTCATTCGGCGGTTGAGCGATGATGCGATTTTTCGCGTTACGTCAAACATCGATGACAGCGAAACACCGAGCGTTGCGACTTTCCAAATCGGTCAGGTAACTGCCGAAAGGATTACAAGAGCGCAACTGAACAAAGGTGGTGGTTGATCGTGGTAAACACAGCACAGGCGCTATATGAGTTCTGGTCAGGATTCGGTATTCCAGCTTATACAATTGATACCGTCCCGGACGAGGATGAAAATGGCGATCCCGTTGTTCCACCTTATATTACTTACAGCCTTGTGGAGACAGAACCGCTTGAATCCGCTACTCACTATGCACAGGTTTGGTATACCAGCACGAGCAATGCGGAGCTATCTCGCAAGGTTGACGAAATAAAAGAGGCAATCGGAGACGGTGTTCGTATTGACTGCGATGGCGGCGTTGTGGTTATCAGACCAAGCACTCCGTTCGCGCAGGTCAATGTGGATCAAGACCAGGTCAACCGTTACGCTTATCTCAACTTGCAACTAAACTGTCATCATAAATAAGAGAGGTGGAAAAAATGCCTGTAGCAGGAATGATTACTCCGCTCCGGTCGGACACTTTCAAAAACCTCCAGCTGAATGCTGGCGCGTTCCTGATCAACTTTGAATATGACACCTATACTGATGCCACTGCTCTGCGGACGGCGCTGAAAACCGCTCTTGCAGATGAGACCAAAATCCTCGGTGCTACTCGTGGCGGCGGTACGTTTGTTGTGACTTCCGAAATCCGTGAGCCGGACGTTGACGGCAAGCGTTACCGTTTTAAGGGCGGCGCTTTCGTGGATTCCGTGGATGCGTATCTTGGTGGCACTCTGGTCGAAATCCGGGCCGACAACCTTGCCAAGGTTCTGGCCACTGGCGAGGTTGCTACTTCCGGCGAAAAGAAGACTCTGACTATGCACACGGCTATCCAAGAATCTGACTATATCACCAATCTTTGTTGGATTGGCGATCGGTCTGACGGTGGTCTTACTCTGATCGGTCTGAAAAACGCTCTGAACAACAACGGTCTGACGCTGACTTTTGCCGACAAGGACGAAGCCACCATGCCGTTCGAGTTCCATGCGTATCAGGATCAGGTTGAGGATTACGATAAAGCGCCGTTTGAGGTAATCTTCTTTGACGTTGCTTGATCTGGATTCAAATTCATTAGTATAGCAAACCTTAACCCATTGAGCGGGGCAGGAAACACAGTCCTGCTCCGCTGATTCTTTTATGGAGGCAAACATGGCAAAAAAATTGACGGAACTAAACGGATGGGAGCTTACAAATGCTCTGGTCGAAATCGCAGAACCACTTGGAAACTTAGCCGGAGACGATAAAGTTTGGGAAATTTTCAAAGAATGCACCAAGCGTGGCGTTGGAATCAGGCAGAAGGACACTTTCCGGTTTATCCTGACTACTTATGCAAAGCTGATTCCTGCTTTACTTGGGAAAGAACACAAGCTGGACACCGTCCGTATTCTTTCCGTT